TACCACCAACAGAGTCAAGTGCGTTCATAGAAAGCCCTTTATCAACTACTGAGAAGTATGTGTTTGAGTGCATTACAAGTAGTCTGATCTGACCGGCTTTGTCACCAAGTGTTGCAAGACCATCAACGATGTTCTTATAATCAAATACTGATGAACCCGTACCAACTGCTGCCTGAGTAGCTTCTACACCTGCCACACCTGCTACAAGAACTGTGTTCAACATATCAGCAGCGATTGCAATACCAAGTTGCTTACCGATTGCCAATGAGAAAGTTTCAACTGTTCTGTTTGATCTGTTCCATGCATCATAAGTCGTTGAGAACGGACCATATCTACGAGAAAGTTTAACAGTGTTGATTGCGTCTTCTACAAGCTTCTCAGGAGTAACTGTACCCGTTGCTGTGTAATCTCTGTGCTTAACAAGTTGAGTTGCTGAAAGTGCTTTGATGAATGACTCATCTGCAAAATCGTTCTCAAGTGCTGTTGAACCAAGAGTAATTGTTCCATTTGACGAAGCATTGAAGCCGTCTACATTTTGTTCGAGTGTTTCTACGATACCAAGTCTTACAAGCTCATTATCTATAACCAAATCGGTTGAGAATGTTGATGCCATAATATATTCCTTTTATGTGTTTTAATTTGTTTTATTTCAGATTAAAAAGGAATCCACCTTAAAATCAACCTTGCCCGATGTCGTAATCACCAATCCAAGCGATTTGTATTTAACCTTAATCCAAAGGTTTGATTAAACGAAGTATATCATAGTTTTCGCTTAATAAAAACTTCGTTCCCGTAAGTGGGTATATATACCCACTTATGTTTGGGGGTTATACCACAAGTGCAATAGCACCACAAACAGACCACAACTCATCACGAGCATTTTCAAACGCGACTTTGTTACCAATTTCTTCAACATCGTTGGCAGGGTCAAGAACTCTTGAAAAGCCCACAACTTCATGTCCGCTGTATATAGTGAGAATACATATACGTGTTCTCGCTGTTGGATGCAGGAATGTTCTCTCTGCGTTCTGTGCTAAGTTGTCAATAAAGTCGAACGATAGTTTCCCACCGTTCTCTCTAAGTTGTGCCTTAATGTTATCTGCTAATACTTTCATTTGTCCTCCTTATCAGTATGCTAGGTTTTTATATGCGCCCATACCATGTTGTGCAATATATTTAACCTTGTCATTGTCAGCCATAGTTGAACGTCTGATTGTCTCACCACCGTTGTTTGTCTTAGGACCGGTAGGTGCTTTACCACCACCTGATTTAAACTGCTCTTTGAATAAGTATGAGTAAGCATCGTTAGCTTTGATCGCTTCATACTGAGACATTACAGTTGCAGGTGTGCCGCCTTCTGCATAGATAGTTGTGCCGTCCGCGTTCTTATAAACAATATCATCACCGTCCATAGCAGCGTTCTTCAATAGTTCACCGAATACAACATTGTATGCGTGTGGATTATGTACTTCACCCTGCGCACCAATAGTGTTAACTACTCTGTCAAGTTGTAACTTAAAGATTTTCTCTTCATACGTTTTAGAAACATCATCAACTGCTGTTGCGCCTTCTGCAAGTTTTGACTGCAAAGAAGTAATTTCGTTCTTGTACACTTCAACATCACCACCCTTTAGAACATCAGCAAGTGTGTCAGCAGTAATCTCAAGTTCTGAAACACGAGATAGTGCTTGGTTGTTAGCTGTTTGAAAATTTGTGAGTGTTTGTGCGGCTGCGGGGTTGTCTTTTTCTAATGAGGCGATAATCGTAGTTAGTTCTTCCATTGTAGTCCTTTTCGGTAAATCCATACCATTGTTATTGCGAAATCCATCGCTATGTGGTATTGTAACAAAAAAGTCTGACAAAAAGCAAGGTTTTAAAAACTTGCTCTCTATCTTGGAGTACAGAATAGAAAATATTGTGGTTTGGGGAAGGATTGCACAAAAGACAAAAAAGTGTCGAGCTTTTCTATCTTTTTCGACATGTACAACTAAACCACAGAGAAATTATAGCAGCTTATTTCTCTGTGTTGTTGGCTTTACCTTTTAAATCTTTTGTGACCTTTCGGTTAGCTTTATCTTTAGGTGTTAAGTTCTTTTTGTCATTGTTGTTCGTTGCACCGAGGGTACGTTTGTCTGTACCTGCAGGCGCTGCATCACCCTCTATCTTAGGGACAGGCTTGAACGTATCAGCTTTGATACGGGCCATCTCTTCCCTTGCCGAGTCAATAGAGATAAGTTCCATATCGGATAATGTTTGTAAGAATGTTTCTGTAGAGATCATACCCATCAAGTAGGACTCCATAACAACTCTTGCACCATCTGAACCCATAAGTGAGGCGTTAAAGTCTTTGTTAATAATGAATGTTGCTGTTGCAGGGATACGCTCATTGTTTATCTCAGACAATATCTCAAGCGATCTCTCCATACCAATTTGAACGGCTGTTGCGATCTGTGTAACTCTGTTTGATGCCTCTGCCTGTAGAAGTTGGACCTCTGTTGCAGTTTTCTGCACAGCGTTTGCTGACTCGGCAGCACGTAAGATACCTGTTGTAATATCTTCAACAATAGCGTTTAGGTCATCTTCTATAAGATGAATAGAGTCACCACTAAGCTCTCGCCATTGGAAATCACTCTCATCTTTAGAACCTGAGAATACAAACGCTTCATCAACACCAATAACCAATGCGGGTTTTGCCGTTGTGGTTTGCCCTGAGTCATCAACCTCTGCTCCCCAAATAACAGGGATAGGTAAAGCGGCCATTGTCAAGTAACGGTCTTTATGTGAGAGTCTATTAAAGTGTTTGATGTTCATCTTTGCTATGTCATAAAGGAGTGGTGTGGTATCAACAAAAACCTCTTGGATAGGTATGCGGTCAAACTGTGTTGAAATAGTGTCATGAATATAGTACGATTTCATGGTAGAAAGTGTGTTTGCTGTCTTAGGTGTGGCCTTCCCATCTTCATTACGATATAGAGTAATTGTAACAGCTTTTGTTTCTACATCAAGATTGTACACACGCCATTGTTGAACATATCTTGAACCAAAGAGTCCAAATTCTTCAACAATCATTTCAGCGATAACTATCATGGTAAAGTTCCCATATTCATCTTTACGCCAATTTATCAACTGTTCCCGCTGTACTAACATAAGGTAAGGTTGGTTGGTTTTCGTGTTGCGGGAATTATGTTGAGGTGCATCTGCAAGGATATATGTAATACCATCTTTAGAAACAGCATTGGCAACATTTTTAGTAAAATGTTCAACATGGTTTACAGTATCAATACGCTCAAAGAGTTTTGTGGTTCTCGGACCATAGTTCGATATTTCAATAGGTTTACGGAATATCATCCCCGTGAAGGCTTGCGTTGCTCTTTTTACAAAGTTACGAAGGGTCGCTCTTTGTTGACGAGTGGTGAATGACTCTTTCGTTTCTTGTGGGAATTGAAAAAGATATTGAACAACCTCATCAACACCATCATAGACATCATTGACCAAAGTTATCTGATGTAAGTGTTTATCATAGAGCGGGTGGTGTTGTGATACATCGTCAGGTGCAATGGAGGTTAGCGAGGTGAAATCCGTCATACGTGTCATTAGGTATGGCTTGGTGCTCATGAGGTGTCCTTTAAAATTAATAAGGGAAGTATAACATAAGTTTTTGGTCAGACTCGCACTGACAACGCAACCTTTCGTGAGGTCGCAGGTCATGTACTTGACCCGTGTATCATTCACCACACCCCGTCAATAATTGCTCACCATATAGTATGATTAATAGGCCATACCCCTTGTGAAATACAGCAATAAATCAGTTATTTGGCGTGACTCCGACTCGAACGGAGGACGATAGGTGTGTTTAGGCACACGCTCATGGCTCTACCAACTGAGATACCACGCCATAAATGGAGGTGAGTGAGGGATTTGAACCCTCGTGCAGGTTTTATCCCACAGTTCCGTTAGCAACGGACTACGTTAAGCCTCTCTGTCAACTCACCATTATGTGTCCCATCGTTTTATAAAGGGAAGCGATGGACAACCATAAACCCTTTTGACCACCTCAGGAATCGAACCCTCTTAAGTGCACATTGTCCCGCGACATGTCGGTAGTCGCAACCTCCACAGCCGTTTGTCGTTGAGTGAGAGGCGCTACCTCTCACTCGCAGGGCGGGGTTTAATGCTAACTCTAAAGTTGGCACAACTTGTTCCCGTCTTAACTGTTTCGATATGAAAGAATATCATTAGTTGTCTGACGGAAACCTTAACCCCACATCTTCATGCGTGAGATAACTGTGGTCGGTCTTGCAAGACCAAAAATACGATTACATAAATATCCGGCTGCATCGTTAATATCTTCTTTACCATCTTTGAGAGGATCGCCGTTGTCTGCGTACACTTGTTTCTCTAATGTTTCAACAAAGTTAGGACATAAGACGGTGTTGACAAAGAAATTTCTATCACCCTCACCGTTTAAGAACAGGGTGTTCATTGAGAGCACTCGTTCTCTGATGGGTGGGTTTTTCTTTGGTGCATCGATACGAAACCCTGCATCACGGAGTAGTTTTATATCGGACTTTGACGCATCCACGGACTTCCTTGACTTCCCTGACGCATCGGGGTGAATGGTTATCCTTCGGTTGGGGTATCGGTGGTTAATAGCTTTAATCAGAGTTGGTGTGTCTAAGATACCGAAAAACTCACCTACAGCATATAGTTGTCGGTTGCTCTTGTCACTATCTGTTGCTCTCATGGCGACAAGAGCTGACATCCTACTGACGTTGAAGTCCACGCCAATATGGATGGTCTGTGTGAGTGGGAAATCATTGAGAGTGAGGTCGGTATTGTTCTTGTGACGGCAGAAACCATCATAGACAGTATTACCAATGAGATTGACAAATTGACCCTCTAAATAGGCCTTTATGAGTTGTGGTGGGTATGTTTTCATCAAAGAGTCCACGTAGTCAGGTGGTAAATGGTAATTATCCACTGTTCTACCACGAATTAGCTCATATTGAGGGTTATCTTTGTGCTCTTTGACCCATAATGTATAAACAAAGTTAAACCCTTCCGGTGTAGTGGTAATACCAACTGTATTTACCCCTTGTTTTTGAGTTTTCTTGTCCACAAAGTATTTTCTGTTACGTGCGAGCACTCGTATCCACACTTCAAACGCTTTATCTTTGGGTAATGTATCTATCTCATCAAGAATGGCGTGGTGAGTCTCATAACCAATAATCCTCGTGTAGTTATCCATAGAACGGAAGATGATCTCTGCTTTACCCTGTGGCAACCATACCTCCATTATTCCATCAGACTTATTTAGCTTGTATTTGATACCTGAGTTGGCAAATATATCTTCAAAACGGGGATAAATAATCCTTTTGATGAGGTCAACGGTAGGTTCGTAAATGCCTATCCTAGCGTTGGGTATCTCTGTGAGGAACTTCAATGTCTTATATACCAACGCTTCGGTCTTCCCTGCCCCCAAGCCGGACACTAGGGCTGTGAACTTGGCTTCGGAGTGTATGAACTTCCATTGGTGTAGAAGAGGTTTACCCTTCAAGTAGCGTCCTTGGTTTTGGGACATTACTCGTTCCTCATTGGCAACATAACTGTTAAGGTCATGGTTGGGTAACCATCGGTTGGTGTGTCCAAAGAAGCTTCTTGGATAATAAGGTCTTCGGTACGTTTGGGTAGCACTGAGAGGATGAACTCAAGTGAGCGTGGGTAAATAGAGCTGGTCTTAACCCGTTCAACCTTGACCTCTGCTACCTTCTCCTCTCTCTGTTGCTTCAACAAATCTTCTATCCCCATGAACTTATCAAATAGTCTCATATCAATAGTATCTTGGTCAGGGTTGCTCTTGATATAGTCTTTGAAAAACTTAACAACGATGGTCGCAAGGGCTCTGTTGGTCGTTGCCCAATCTATATTTGAGAATATAACGGCAAGGCGTTCATACTCTGTGAGCAGCACCCACTTCTCAACCGTGTTAATGTACGTGTAGGGTTGGTTAGGGTACATAGCGTTCATAGCTGTTGCAACAGCCTTTTGGGAACTGCCGAGTACGTGTCTAGTCGTCGTGTTGCTCATTGTCATCCCCCTCGGTGTCGGTGTCGGTGTCGGTGTCGGTTGTAGTTGTAGTTGTAGTTGCTGTGACCTTATTAATAAGTCGTTGTATATCTTTAGCTTGCTTCAAGTGACGCTTCTTCTGACTTGGGTTGCACAATGTTGATACTTGTTGTGCCACGGCTCGTGCCTCTACCAAGATGTCCTTGAGTAGCAAGTATTGTTTAGGTGTTAGGTTTATTGTGTGTTGTTTCTTCATTATCTGTCTCCTGTAGTAGTGTTGGTGTTACGTCTATAATCGCTTGGGTGGCTGCCTCTCGTTGTTCAGGTGGCAGGTCTATCTCATCAAATGTGAACCCTGCCACTTGTATATGCACGTTCGCGTTCGTTGTTTGGCTTGCGTGCCTTGTGGTGTGCCCTGTTGAGTCTGTGACCGTCTGAACAGCCTTGGTCAATGCCAAGATGTCTGTAGACTCTATAAACTTCCCTCTTAGCTGTTCTCGTGCCTTTGTGACAACCTCATCTGCAAAACACGCAACATTGGTCGCAAAGTCCGGTGCAACCTCGTTCACTCTGTCCATCAAAGTACGGGCAGCCTCTTCTGAGGAGTTGGCAACGGCTTGTATGCGTTTACGGTTATCTATCTCATCTTGCACGATATTTTCAAGTTCAGGTTGAGGGGCGATGCCTTCAAGCTGTGCGAAGAGTGTGAGTTTCCTCGCGTGACCATACTGCTGCACAATCTCTTCAATAGGTTGACCTGAGGCAATACGGGTGTATATCGTTGTCCAAGGCATCGGTTCGTTTGTCCCGTATATTCTAAGCTTGGACTTCCCGTTGGATATTTCCTTTTCGGTTAAGGGCTTAAATCCTCTGTCGGCGATGAACTCATCTAATGTCATTGTTTCTCCATTCTTTATGTCTTAGGGCTTGGCACATCTTACAATAAGGTCTGAGGTAGTGCGTTCGCAGTAACCCGTGGTCTGACGGGATTTGCAAATGCAATGGTTTCCGTTTCAACTTATTGAAGTGTGGCAACGGCAGATCTTTGTGACAGTCCGTACAAACCTTTGTTATTTGGGTTAGCATGTGTGCAATCTTAAACGGACGTAACGAGAGTGGTAGCGTGTTGCGCGGTGCAAGATGTATATCACTCAAAGGTATGTTGGCAAGGAACTCATAGCGTCTAGGCTTCCGTGCGTGTTTGGTGGCACGAGTTCTCTTGGGTGTGCGTTTAAAGATAGGGAGGTTAGAGTTCATCATCTTGGTCTTGGTCTTGGTCTTGGTCTTGGTTGAGCATGATTGCAATGTACTCTCGCAGCACAATGGTCATTGTTTTACCGTTTGCACGGTGCTTTAGGATTTTAAGTTGTGCTTGTGTTAGGCGTATGGTGACTCGTTCCGTATATTTCATGTTCATCCTTATGTGTCTGACATCTTAACATATAAAGGGTGGGGTGTCAAGCGTCTGACAACTTAACCTATTCTCTTGTCTGACAACTTAACCCTCTAGGTTGTCCGACAGAGTACCTATTCAGTACCTATTCAGTACCTATTCTCTTGTCCGACAGAGTACCTATTCTCTTGTCCGACAGAGTACCTATTCTCTTGTCCGACAGAGTACCTATTCTTCGACAGTATTCTCTTGTCCGACAGAGTACCCATTCTCTATGCGGGTGTGTTAGGGTACCCGTTCTTCGACAGTATTCTTCGACAGTATTCTTCGACAGTATTCTCTTGTCCGACAGAGTACCCATTCTCTATGCGGGTGTGTTAGGGTACAGGCCTGTTGAACTCTGTGGCTCATATGGTAGGGGGCTTATGACCTCTTTTTTATCCTTATATCTTATAA